TACATTCTTTCCCTACACGTGTGCTCTTCCGATCTCCTGCTACCCCCTAAATAACCCTTAAAAACGGAAACCCCGCACAAAACTGTCTTTACAATCTCCTCATGCGCAACACCTTCCACGCTTTAGACCTCGGGGGCCATTAAACAGTGGCCCTCAAAACTACCCTTGAACAGCTCGAAGAGGTCCAGGCGGCGATCACTGCCGTCATGTCCGGGCAGGACGTGAGCATCGACGGCAAGCGCCTCTCCCGTGCGAACCTGGGGGAGCTCTCCAAGCGCGAAGAGATCCTCCTCGCCCGCTACAAGGCAGAACAGGGCACCGGCGGGCCCGTATTGAGTCGCGGCCTCAAGGCCAGGGAGTGACGCCATGATGAACGCCGATACAGCCCGCAAGCTTGAGATATTCACCGCCGCCCGGAATGCGGTCGCCGTGGAACTGGCGGCGGCTACCGGGGCAAGAAGGATGCCGGTCCTCTACGCGCCGAACGGGAACGCGATCCAGCTCGTCCCGGATAGCTATTACAATTATCGCCGCCTGGCAGCAGAGCGCAAGGATTCCCTGAAGAACTGGATCCCGCGGCGCCTCTATTCCCGGCAGCAGGAGGCGATGGAGCGCGAATTCATCATCGCCCGGTCCATCGACCTGACAAATAACGATCCCCACGCCGCCGGTGTCGTGGATACCTTCGCGACGATGATCGCCGGATCCGGCCTGCGCCCTATCCCCACCCTCGATGCAAATATCCTCGGCCTCGACAAAAAGGAAGTGCGCGCCCTCCAGGACAAACAGCGCGGCATCTATCAGAAATGGCAGAGGACCGCGGACGCATCGGGCACCATGACGTTCGGCGCCCTGCAGTATCTCCTTATCCGCAATCTCTGCGAGTACGGAGAATATCTTGTCCTTGTCCATATGATTGACAGCCCCGCGCGTCCTTACATGCTCGCATGCCGCGCGATAAACCCTCTCCGCCTGAAAACGCCGGCGGACAGGATCTCCGACCCGCAGATCAAGGACGGCGTTGAGCTCGGATCATACGGCGAGCCGGCAGCATACTGGATCAAGAAGAGCCCGGCAAAGACCGCCGGCTCCCAGCTCCCCGACACATCGGAGAACTTCCTCAGGATCCCGGCACATAGCGGCCATCGGCCGAACGTGATCCACCGCTTCATCTCGCGCGAGCCCGAGCAGATACGCGGCATGCCGCTTCTCGCCCCGTCAATGAAATTCCTGCGGGACCTTAACGAATACCTCGATTCCGAGCTTGTGTCGAACATCATCGCATCGACGATATCGATGTTCATCGAGCTTGCCCCCGGCCAGGACCCTCTAGGGATTGCGAACAACCTCGCATCCTTCACGGAGACGGCGGCCAAACCAGACGGCACATCCAAGAAGATCCGCTACGAGGAGCTCCAGGCCGGCGGGATCTATTACGGCGAGCAGGGGCAGAAGCCCCACCTCCTGTCTCCCAACAGGCCCGGCGCCACCTTCGACCCTTTCACGAAGATCATCAAGAAAGCGGTCGCCATGGGGATTAACATCCCCTACCCCGTCGCGTTCAAGGATGTCGAGGGCGTTAACTTCGCCGGCTTCCGCTCCGCCATGCTCGACGCCTGGCGGGTCTTTATGATGCACCGCACCTGGCTCGGGGAAGATACCTGCCAGCCCATTTACACGATGCTCATGGAAGAGGCCTACTTAAGGGGAGAATTCGACGCGCCTGATTTTTATCTCAATATCGACGCCCTGACGCATGCCGACTGGCGCGGATCGCCGAAGGGCGATATCGAGCCGATCAAGGCCATCCAGGCCGATGTCCTTGCGATCCAGAACAATATCAAGACCCGCGCCGAGGCGATAGCCGAACGGGGCGGCGAGCTCAGATACACTATGGACCAGCTCGACGAGGAGCAGGAGATGATGAGGGAACGGGGCCTTACGGAAGAGAAGATCAGCCCCGAGACCTCCGCTCAATGGGCAAAGGAAGAGAACGTAGCCGACGACGCCGTCGACGACATGAAAGGAGCAGGCGATGAAGCTTGAGTATACCGGCGCCCTGATTCACAACACGCCCTGGGCAATAACCCCGGAGATGCTCCAGGAGATCCGGCGGATATACAGCGATCACCGCGCCGGCAAGGTTCCCGACATCCAGGCCATAGAGGCGCAGCTCGGCAGGCCGCTCAACAACGAGCAGAAGCCGTACCAGGTGGTAAACGGCGTCGCGGTCATATCGGGATCGGGCGTCATCGCCAAGCGCATGGACCTCTTCATGAAGGTCTCCGGCGGGTTTTCCGTTGAGAAGATCTCCGCCGACTTCAAGACAGCGCTTGCGGACCCCCTCGTCCGCTCCATCGTCCTCGTGCTCGACTCGCCCGGCGGATCCATCGACGGCATCTTCGAATTCGCCGACCTGGTCTATGCCTCCAGGGATGCAAAGGACATCCTTTCCCTCGCCTACGGAACGATGGCGTCCGCCGCATATCTCATCGGCGCCGCCGCCTCCGGCGTCTACGCGTCCGATGTCGCCGCGGTAATCGGCTCCATCGGGGTTATCGCCGTCCACGAGGATACGTCTGCCCTGGACCAGAGATCAGGCGTCGTCACCACAAAGATCTACCGGGGCAAATACAAGGGGCTCGTCGCCGACGGTCCCCTGACAGAGGAAGGCCGCATGACCATCGAGGAGAAGGTGGATTACTACTATTCCCTCTTCATCAACACCGTCGCCCGCTATCGCGGCGTCTCCGCCGAAACGGTCCTCACAAAGATGTCCACCGACGTCATGGACTATTTCATCGGCCAGCAGGCAGTGGACGCAGGCCTCGTCGACGGCATCATGAGCCTTGATAAAGCGATCGACCTTGCCGGCAATCCGGCAGGGATAAAAAACTCTGGAGGAATGACAGCCTCCGGGAAGGAGAAGAGCATGTCAGATAAAGTTATCACCACAATCGAACAGCTCGCCGCCGCTTACCCGGAACTTACGGCAGCGGTACGCGAGCAGGCAGTAAAAGACGTCGACCTGGAAGGCCCCCGCGCAAAGGCAGCGGAAGAAGAGCGCGACCGGATCCTCGGCCTCGCGGAGACACACTTCGGCAAGGAGCCGGCGGACCAGTTCGCCGCGATCGTGAAGAGCGGCGCCACCGTGGATCAGTACGCAGCCTTCAAGGCGGCAAACCCGGCGGTCTCGGGAGCCGTGACCGCGGAGGAGAAGAAGAAAGAGGAGATACTCGCGGCCCTGAAAAAGACAGGAGCCGAGGACGCCGGCACCGAAACTGATCTCCAGGCGGGATCCGGCAAAGATTTCTTGGGCCTTGTCGAAGAGCACATGGCGGCAAACAAATGCTCGAAATTCATCGCCATGCAGGCCGTCCGGGCAAAGTTCCCCGAGAAGCACTGGGACTACATAAAAAAAGCCAACGAAGGCAAAGGGAGGTAAGCCATGAATCCAGGAATCAAAACATTTAAGGCAGGCGAGGCCCTCGAGGCGCACCGCCGGGTCAAGATCAAAAGCGCCACGACAACAACTCCCCCAGAGGTCGTCTATGCCGACGCGGGAGAAGATTACATCGGCGTCACGGAATACGCCGTCCTCATCACCGAGGATGTGGCCGTGAGGCTCTCCAACTACCCCGGGACGTTCGAGATCGAATGCACCGTCGACTCCGAGATCGCGCGGGGAACGGTCCTCTACGGCGCAAACGACGGCAAGGTCTCCGATGCGTCAAGCGGGACCGCCCAGGGCATCTCCCTGGAGGCCGCCGCGGAAGGCCAGGTCATCGAGGTGGCGCCGTGGAACGTGAAGGCAACAACCGCCGGGACGGTCAGCGTCGCCGACACGGGAGAAATCATCACCGGCACCACCGTCGAGGCAGCCCTCGTGGAGATCATGAAAGGCATTAAGACCGCTCAGTACACCATCGCGCCGTCCGAGATGAGGCTTGAATCCGGCGCCGCCCTCGCCGCGTTCGTTGACGGGTCCGTCGACGGCTGGGCCCAGATGAGCAGCAAGGCAATGGCCATCAGGTGGAATCCGGGGGCAAATCCGACAGACATCATGGCACAGTTTGTCATGCCCCAGGACTATGACGACACCAAAGACGTTGTCCTCCATCTCATGGGCACGATCATCAAGGCAGGAGCGGAAGTGGCGGACAGCCCCGTTGTCACGGTGGAGGCATACTTCGATGAAGCAGGGGCGGCCCCGGGCGCGGACACGGACTGCGGCGGGGATTCGGGAGA